CAATCCTCTCAGCAGACGATTGTACCGGGATCTTCTTACCCCGTAAGGTCGCAATCTTCTTCATTACCTTCTTCACAGTCGGTTTCACAACCTTTAACAAAAGATCAGCAAGAGGCTTTGCGAGCAGTGCAGAACTCGTCGCTACCACAGCAATTGAAGCGGTAGTCGTCACCATACCTGCTGATGGTATGTTCTGAACTATCTGGTCGGGAATAGAAAGTGTCTCAAACACTGGGAGACATTCTTTCCCGACTGTTTCATATGCAACAATTTTTCTATTTCCTTCTACAATCTTTCCAACAGGATCCTTTAACTGTTGTGCTCTGGTAGGACACTCAGGTAACGGTGCCTCTGTCTTAGGAACTGCTTGTGGTTCTGGTGCGTCTGGTGCTTCTGGTTTTGGTGGTGGTTTATATGCGGGTGGTGGAGGTGGTTCCTGCTCAAGTTTTATTTTATTTGCATCATAGTCAATAGGAGAATAAGAAGGTGTGCCTGCATCGCACAGGGTCATTGTGCCCTTATCATCTTCATTCTTTAGATTTACATTTTCATTATTGTCTTTATGTGCCTGAACGCATCCAGGGATATTGACAATAGGAGTTCCTATCTCCATCGTGATTGGAGCTCGGGTTGGAACTGCCTGTGGTGGATCTGTTGACATCCACTTTGGAACGTCGGGAATTATAACGTCGCGTATTCTTATATTATTAAGACGAATATCGGGGATTGGCATCAGTCATCAAAATATTTTTTGATAACCTCCAGACGTTCTTCTTCTTTAGCAATCAAATCAATCTGATCTTGAACTGCACCTAGTACATCTGGATGCTCACCAATACCAACAGGATTGGCAAGGTAAACCTCAATATTCATCTTTGCTTTTTTGATGTTCCCAATGGCAAGTGCCTTGAGAGCCTCTAACATTTCTCTTCTCATTTCATTAACTTCTTAAAAACTACAAGGGCACCAAGGATAACAATTACAAATATGACATTACTTGCTGTAAGAACAGAGGAGTCACCTACCTTTACGGGACCAATTTCTAAGTCTGCTGGTTGCGTAATCGTTTGCTCTATCTGTATCCCATCTACATTCGCGCCCTCTGGCGCGTTTATCGTTATGTTCTTTGTCATTCAACCAACGTGCCATGGGCACGACGAATCTCACGTAGTTCTTCAAAGTTCTTTTGCTTAGTGCCACCATCATATGCCCAAGCGTATCCTTCGTCAATCATTGATTCATTTAAAGAGACGGCGGCATCACCGATGTATAACCAACCGAGTAACCTGCCATACTTGCCCATACCACCAACCAACTCAGTGCGGATAACAAGATCATCATCCCCAGCAATGGCACCATCCAATTTAGCTTTGAGCCAATTCGTCGCATCAATCCCTAGCTCCTTTTCTTCAAGGTCTCTAGTTCTCTTCTCTGGCGTGTCCACACCAGCAACTCTAACTCTCTCTTTTTTATAAAGGTCAAAACCGAGATCGATAGTAACATCGATTGTATCTCCGTCTAGCACCCTATCTATGCTCGTCACTCGGAAATTGTAACAACTCTTCCGATTTGGAGGTGTCATCGCTCCCATGTTTTTCTCGCTCATCAATGCCTAGTATATAGACAATAACGTATACAACTCCAGCAAGGAGTATCACCAACATCCAGATGATACTCCATGTGACATCATTTACATCTTCAAGCGGGCGAAGGAAGAGTTCCATTTATTGTCTCCATCGCTTGTTCTAACTCACGGGCATGTTGTAGTTCATCATTCAAGATCTCAAGGATCTTTTCGTCATGACCATTGTATGCAAGATACTTGGCATACGTCTCTGCCGCATGAATCTCTACTTCATAGGAGAGATGGTAAGCAGACCTAGGAGCCACCCAGTAATAAACCACGTTGACCCAATAGTAGATAAGTACAAGGTGTCTGGCGAAAGCGCGATCCACCCAATAAGCAGAACCGCCCCTAGATTCCATATACTCCAGATGTTCTGTTTCGTTAAGAGTTTGAGCAAAATGTTCCTCCATTAGGTAAATGTGTTCTGGTCCACGTAGCCCCATAGATTCTCTTAAATGCAGCACACTGAGAAAAGCAAAGTAGGGTGCCCTAGCAATTTCTTCAAGCACCCAGAACCTTTGATAGTCTCTGCCTTGATATAAGAAATCAATGATTGCTACCGTGATATTCAGAGTAACTTCATTGAATTTTTTCATCATTCTACATGCACAGTTCCAATCATACCTGCTCCCTTATGAGGACCACACCAATAATTGTAGTCACCTGCTTCGGGGAATGCAACATCAAACTCTTCACCTGGCAACATTGCTAGGGCTTCATGACCTAAGTCTGGACGATCCTCCACAATCACATTGTGTGGAGGAAGCATGTTATTAACAAAATGAACTGATTCTCCTGCCGATATTGTTACTTCTGCTGGGTCAAAAACTAGATTACCATTTGATCCCATTTGTACGTCCACTGCCCACGCTGGAACAGCAAAAAATAGTGTAGCGATGAATGCGAAAATAAACTTCATAAAGTTTACGCAACTACACTATCTAGTTAATTTTACTTAGTTTGTAAACCGAATTGTCAGCAATCACTAATTATAGAATTGACTTGAGATCCTGCCTCAGAACCAAGGTTTTGTCCCAGAAGCAATGCCCAACCAGATGCTAACCATCCGATGTAAGGGATACTAGAGACAACAGGAACTGCTACACCAGCAGCAATACTAGTCCCTGCCATCGCACCTTGTGACCGTGCTCCAGCGTCCGCCACGATGCACTCTATGTCTTTCGCAGACTTTCCCTCGCCTGGCAAAGAGGCACCTCCCATGTTCCTCACACCTTCCATAGTATATTGATCGCGACGAAACTCATTACGATCTTCAAAAATCTTGGTGCCACCGAAGAAACCTTTCTTATCTTGATTTTTAATTACGTCAACAGATTTTTCAGACTGAAGAATAGCAGGATCATTTGCCTTGTATTCGATGGTATAACCATCCTTACCTGCTTGAATTTTGTAAGAAGAGTTTGGTGTGCCGCGTGGAATATTAATCGTCGGGACTTCAATCCTTTCAGATTGTTTTCCGACTAGATGTCCCAACACACCAATATGTGCGATTGCTACGACACCACCAACACTAAGGGCAGTCCACTTGAGGTAAGGTTTCATATCACATCTTGTATGGAGGTTGTTCTGAATCGGTTACGACTTTGATTGGTGCTGTCTCAACTCTAATAGTTTGAGCAGGAGCAGTTTCTTTTGCGGCAGCAATCAACCTTTCAAGGTCTGCCTTGGTAATACTACCAGGACCACCAGCAGCAGCACCGTTACCATTTCCGTTCATCTTCATCGTGCCATCGCCAGACTTCTTCGCCGTCTGAACCCCGAACGTAGCTAAAACCCCAGTGAACACACTGGCTATGAAAGTTGGATCGATCTTCTGCTGTGGCAATCCAGGGATCGTCACATAGTTAAGAGTAAGAATACCACCAGACCAAACAAGAATACCTAGTCTTACTAATGTACTGAGGACTGCTAGTTGTTCATCAGCATCCTCAATCTTATCTTTTAATTTCCCTATGGGTCCTTTTGGTTTTTCCTGTTTTACTTCTTCAGGCATCTCTCACGAGCAAAGGCTCATTTATTTAGGGATCAAGTATTTCTACAGTGATGTTTGTGCTATTGATGCTATTGTATTTTTTACAGAGAACATCGCTTGATTCGTGTTCCCATTTATGATATGTGCTTTTTAAGTTTCGGACGTAATCTGTTCCACCAAGACCGACCATTTCATCGGCAACGATGGTTTTTATAAGTACGTCCCTCGTTAAAGGTGCCATATGTGAGTACTTGTTTTCCAACAACAAATTCTACATCTCGAAACTTAAAGGTGATTCAAAGAATTTGTCTTGGGTGATTTAGTCCTATGGTTTCTGCTGGACTGATTTATTTATCAATAAATCCATTTTCAACTAACCATTCACGGGTCATGGGTGTGGGATCATAGTCCGACCACATAGTACCTGCAGCACAAGACTGAAGTGCTTTCATTGTCATACCTTCAGTTTTACCTGCCCAGGTTGCTTCCTTTTCCCAAGGAATAGCAGAGGGTTGGAATGCATATGCTCTCCGTGCCATCTCTTGCCACATCTCTGGAACATCATCCTCATTGTGAATGATAGCAATCATATTGTTTTCAATAGTTCCTGCCATACAATCCTGTGCTGCGTGCCATCCCTCATGACGCATCACACTCATGAGTACATGAGGACGACCCATGAATGCTTTATTCAAAAAGAAGTTATTACCAACGGTATGGTATACACCACGATGTCCAACAGGAAAATATTTTTCCTCTGCTAAAAACACGTTAACTCCGACCTGGTTAAGGGCGACAAGCATATTGTTGAATTCGTTAGCAACAGGATAAAAATCGTCAGTATTGGGATACTCACTAGAAATATCCAAAAGACTAAAGACTTGTTCGACTCCATCGGTACACTCTCTGAGTAACATGCACCCCATAGAATGATTACTATAGTATTCATCCTGTTTGATTGGGTCAGCAAGCACTGGAGCAGCAATCGATGCTGCTGCCAGCAAACTCATAATAATTTTTTTCATAATAGATTATCAGAAGGGGAGAGCAGCACCACCAGCAGGCGTACCTATTGCGCCACCAGTAGCAGTAGGAAGTTCAGGCATAGCAGCATCCATCATTCCAGGGAGTGCTCCAGCAATTG